GGTCTGGTCACCTGCAGGTTCGTCAGCGTCATGGTCAGCGTGTCGGTGCCGTTCGTACCCGTCAGCACGGCGCCGAGGTTGTTCGGCAGGATGTCATCCCAGATGTCGAGTGTTGCCTGCGGGATGGGGATGTCGGTAGTCAGGTCGATGGTCAACGTCTCGATGCCGAGACGCCGAGTGTTGGGCCACCGCTTCTGCCCGGCGGCCTTGGTGTTGCCGTTGGAGGAGAACCCGACGTTGTTCGCAATACGGATGCCGCATGCCGTGACGCCGTACTCAGCGCCCTCGACGGTGATCACGAACTCGTAGTCCTCCAGGCTCAGATTGCTCTCCGCGTCCATGCTGGAGCCGGCGCAGCTCGCGATGGTCAGTCCGCCCCAGGTCACACTGGACTTGAGACCGGCGCCCTGCGCGTAGTCGATCGACACATCAGTCAGCCACGTCGAGTCGTACTGGAGACCCCAGTCGTCGGCGCCGCCCGCGAAGTAGATCGGAGTCAGTGCTCCGCGTGGGTAGCTGGCCCGCAGCCCTGCCGCGACCAGCGCTTGGTTCGTGGCTGTCACGTCGAATGTCGCCGTGCCACCGATCTTCACCAGGCCCCCGCGGCGCATCTCGTTGCCGCCGGCGCCCGTCCGCTGGCGCGCGTCCGGGTCGGTGGTGAGGTCGCCGCCAGTGAGCACGCCAATGCTGGTGTTGGCGCTCGCGGTGCCCCACTTGAGCCACTGGAACAGTCCATTGATGGGTGCCTGTGCCATGATCTACCACGCCCCTTTCATTATAGCTTCAGCCGCCGGTCGGGGGCGGGATAGAACGCGATGCCGTCGCCTGCCGTGCCGCCGCTGCCACTGGCAGCCGTCACGCCACGGTACAGCGGGTAGACGTAGGCGTCGGTGGTGTAGGTGTGCAGGAGGTTGCTCAGCACCGTCAGGCTCGTGTTCTCGCTGATGCTGTCGATGGTCGCGATCTCCTGCTCCAGCCATACCTCGTCGGGGGCTGCGCCGGACCACTGGGTCACAAGCACCTGCTGGGCGGCCTTGAACTGCGCCGTGGCCGCGACCGGGATCACCTTCTGCCCACTGGCAGCGCCACCACTGAGGGCCTGCGCTCCAAACACGTAGGTGTCCCCCACGGCGCCCCCATTGCCGGTGCCGAGGACCACCTGGGCGACCGATTTGCTCGTCGCGTCCTGGAGCTTGGCGGTGATCGTCACCGTCCAGTCGTCGGCACCGATGGCCGTCACGCGCCCCAGGATCGGGCTGGCGCTGTAGCTGGTGGAGATGTCGGCGGCGGAGGCGATGGCTCCCCCGCGGGTGAGCGTGCCCAGGCAGGTGCCCGGGGCAGCGGCTCCCGCGTCGGCGTCTCCGGCGATGTTGGCCACGCTGAGCGCCGCCTTCGCCGCCTCAACCCACAAGGCCGCGAACTTCGCATCCACCCGCCAGCGCTTCGCGGTCAGATACGCGTCCAGGCCGGTGAGTCCGAGGTCGGTGACGCAGTACGTTTGCAGGTCGGTGAGTAGGCCGCGGATGCCGGTGAGGTTGCCCAGGTGGAGGGCGGTGATGGCGGTGTCGGCGGCGGTGGCGTTGGCGTTGTTGCAGCGGTTCTCGAAGGTCTCGTCAGCCGCGGCGTCCGTGCGGGTCCAGAACGTGGTCCCGCCGACTGCCACGGCGCGGCATGCGCCCTTCTGGTAGGCCAGGCGGTCGGTGATGCCCTGGATACACGTCTCTACGGCGGTTAGCGCCATGGGGCGTTACCCCCCTCTCAATGTCTGGTAGCGCAGGTCAACGGGGATGGCCCGGAAGACCTGCTGCGTGTTCTCAAATAGCGGCAGGATCAGCACCGGGGCAGCCACGAAGTGCACCACCCGGCAACTGGCAATGCTGCGATTTGCGTGGATGCAACTGCCGAACTCGTCCAGCAGGGCCAGCAGGTTCGTGTCCGTGGTCTCCGGGTCGTCCTCGTCGTCGGGGACGGCCAACAAGACTTCGAACGCGGGATTGTGGAACCAGTTGTTGCCCGAGCCGGCAGACCTCTCCCCGCCCTCCAGGCCCATGAAGCTGACGATCACCAGCGCGTCCTCGGTGCCATCCAGGCGCACCGAGCGGCAGGGGCCGATGCGGAACACGGCGCTTGCGAGTGGCTCCACGGTCCACGCCCTCAGGACCGTCAGCANNCGGTCGAACTCCGCAGCGATGTTGTCCTGTTGGGCGGCGAGTGCGGGCACCAGGTACGGGTGTGGCTTGATGATCACGAAGTCCTTGAGGATGTACTGCGCGACCCCGGCGTCGTCGAACAGGAAGAGCTTCCCGTTGATGCGCCGGATGTGGAGCCCCTCGTGGGTCCGGGCGTAGCCCTTCATGGTCCCGATGGGGATGGCCAGCATCTTCGCGTGAACCGGCCGGATGGTGCCGCCCAGCTCTTGGATGCGGCCATAGATCACGTGCGGGCCGATGTCGGCGGACAGCCTCGACTCGTTGGCGTGGACCATGATGGACCGCGCCAGGTGCCCGGTCGGGTTGGCGAACACCGTCTGCGTGTTGAGCATGGCCTGGCGCCGCACAAGCTCCGAGCTGCGGGTCACCGCGCGCATCAGAACCCGCCGGTCCTTCAGGCGCATGGTGGCGAGGTCGAGCTCATCCACGGCCTCGCCGATGAACGTGAGCTTCATCATGCGGTCGGGCTCCGTTGGTTGAGGTCGAGGCGGACCTGCGTGTGTGGCTCGGGCATGCCCTCGACGCGTTGCTTGCCAAGCACCGTGTACGTCGTCTGCTCGGATGCTGGCAGCCACGCCCAAACGCCTGTCTCCTGGCGCCTGTGCGTCACCACAACGCGGACCCCGATCTCCAGCTCCGGTTGGTCGTCGCAGTAGCACTCGTGAGTGACGTGGTCGGAGTAGCCCTCGGAGCGCCGCTGGCGCTGGTCGGCATTGAGCTGGATCACCAGGGCCGCCACGCCCGAAGCCACGGGGTCCATCGGCGCGAAGTCCATGTCGCCAGTGCGCGGAGCGTCGATGCGCAGGAGCACAGTTGCGCTGCGCGCGTAGAGCGCCTGGAGCGTGCTGCCGACCGTGGCCTGCCTCACATCCGCACCTCGTCGTCGCGCTTAAGCAGCTGGTTGGTGGTGTGGCTGAACCGCTCGTAGCTCGGGGAGACCTGAGCCTCGAGACAGGCCCCGTCGTCCTCCTCGTCGGCCTGGGTGCGGTAGAGCCCAGCCTGTGCGCGCAGCTCACTGGCGACCTTCGTCAGGTCCTCGTCGACGTCCCCGCGCCCGACCTTGATGGCGAGCTTTGCGTGGTTGGCCGCGAGCGCCTCCAGGAGCTGCGCGGCCGTCCGCTTGACGCTGTTGGCGCAGGCGGCGTAGACCGCCGCGATCTCCGCGTCGGAGAACACAGCGGTGTCCCCATCCGTGTCCGCGATCAGCAGCCGGATCATGCCCGCGTCGGTGGCTGGGTCGTATCTGAACGCCATGGCCGGCAGCTCCTCTCAGATGATAGGGCGTGGGGCGCCCCGTGCTGCAGCAAGGCTGCGATCAGGGCACCCCACTGGGCGGGGGAGGGTGACCCGCCAAACCTACTTGGCTTTGGCCTCGCCGGTGGACTTGTAGCCACCACGCCAATCGACCTCGTCAACGCCGAACGTGAACCTGACCTTGAACTCGATGTCGTCGTTGAGGAATGCCCCGTCGAACGGGTCGGAGCCACCGCCCAACAGCATCCGGGCGTCGGCCTCCTTGACGTAGATCGAGGGCGTCTCGTACCCACGGAGGAAGCCGTAGCGCAGCGCCGGGCACAGCCGTGGGTCCTTGAACAGGTACCAGGCCGTCGTGCCATTGGCGGTGCTGACGGCCTCCAAGAAGTGATCGACGACGACCGTGGCGGAGTTGCGGACCTGGTTGTTCGCGGGCATGGTGATTGCGTCGCCGGTGATGACCACCTGCGACTCCACGAGAGCGCGGGCCGTGAGCTCCAGCGTCGTCGGCACCACGAGGTACAGCGGCCCCGCGTAGGGGTTCACGTTCCCGGACGGGTCCAGGAAGTTCCTGATCGCGTGGATGGCGATGGCGAGGTTAGCGGCGTCGAGCTGGCTTCCCGCACCGCTCATATAGTTGCCGTGGGCGCCGGTGAACAGCGTCGCCTAGTTGGCATACTGGCGCGTGAACAGGTACTGCTGCGTGTACCTGGCCGAGAGTCCGAAGGACTGCGGGTAGTCCATCAGCAGGCCCAGGTCGCGGTTGTCGCTCAGCCACGCCTCCCAGGTGAGGGACCACGAGCAGCCGTACTTGTACGTGTGGGCCTCGAAGGACTCGTCAGACGGGTCGATGGACAGGTACTCTCCGCCCTCGTCCACCTGCGGCACCAGGCGCGCGGCATTCAGCCGATAGTCCACGCCGTGACCGGAGCCGGCACGTGCCAGCGTGGTCGTGTCGCGCCGCTTGCCCAGCGCGGGATAGATGATCGGCACCGACTCGTCCATGTAGCTGACGAGAGTGCCGCGGTCGATCAGGTCGGCCATGAACGTGAAGTCAGAGGTGCTCATGACCTCCTGCACGCGCCCCGAGCTGGCCGCGATCTCGCGGGCGCGCTTGGCCAGGGAGCTGATGCGGATGAACCTGTCCCCGGGTGCGTCCTCGACCCGAGGAATCCTATTGACTGCCGGGAGACCCATAATGGGTCACCTCGCTTTCTGTGTTGGGTCTGGCTACTGGCTGCTTGCGGTGACGTAGGCCTTGATGTCATCCCAGGGGATCGGGATGATCTGCACGCCGATGACGGCGGTCAGGCCCGAGCCCACGGCCTCCAGCGCGCGGCCGATGCAGATGCCGTTGGTGTAGTCACGGTTGACCTGGTCGGATACCGGGTCGTAGTAGAGCCAGTCACCGAGCGC